GCTGAAAAAGAAGTAATTGATCCAGTAACTTGTATCCAATTTGATGCACTATCACTATATACAAACATTTCGCCAGATGTCACATCGTCAAACCAAGCATGACCGTTTGAAGGTGAAGTTGGAGCTGTTCCACCTAATCTCACAGACCCGACTAACGATGGATCAACTGTTATTACTCCGGCATTAGTCATCGTAACATCGCCTGATAATGTTGCAGCCGTAAATCCTGCTCCGTTATTAATTAAAATTTGAGTATCTGTTAAAGTTTTTGCTGATATATCTCCAGCTGCAGCTCCGTCTCTAACTAGAATTGAATTGGCGCCTGCATCTTGAATTTTAGCATATGTAACATTATCATCTAGAATTTTAACAGTAGTAATAGCGTCATCTGCAATCATTCCAGTTTGCACTTGAGTTTCTGTTATAATTCCATTTGCGGTTGAACTTCCAAGCACTCTGTTTGCAGTTACAATGTCTTGCATTTTATCATAAGTTACAACATCAGATTCAATCGTAACAGCACCAGTATTTGTCATAGTAACATCGCCTGATAATGATGCTGCAGTAAATCCTGCTCCGTTATTAATTAAAATTTCAGTATCTGTTAAAACTTTATCTGACAAAACTCCATCTGTTCCTGCATCTCTAACTTTAATTGTATTAGCTGGCATAGATCCTAACATAGCATTTTCTAATGCTCCAGAGCTTATACTTAAACCATTTGCATCTTGAGTTAATCCGTTTCCAGCTAAAACAGTAAATGCGCCTGAAGAATCTCCGCTAGTTGATTTGCTTATTCCAAGACCTGCTGTGTATTGTCTTCTATTATAAAATGCCCAATTTATAGCTTCTACGAAATCAGAATCATGATTGGTAAATTCAGTAGACAATAAGTCTAAATCACCTATCAAACTACTAAGAGCATTTGTCTTTATTCTCCAAGTGTTAATAGTGTCACTTAAGTTTACAGTTATGCGTCTAGCCATTAAAATTACACCATTACTTAATTTGATATTATATTATACATGTATTTATATATAAAAAAAATATAAATAGTAATAATTCAAGGAGTTATAATATGGCAGCACTAACTACTAATATCAATTTTCTACAGAGTACACAGTTTAAAGTAATAATCGATAGAAAAAAATTCGGTAATTTAGAATTTTTTGCTCAAGCTTTTCAGCATCCAGGTGTTACTGTAACTTCTGCTCCAATGGCGTATAAAAGAATTGCTACTGTTGGTCTACCTGGTGACACTTTAACTATTGATGAATTAGGTTTTGAAATTATAGTAGATGAAAATATGAATTCTTACATTGAAATGTATAATTGGGCAAAATCGCAGACAGAAGACAGAAGAGGACTTTCAGGAAATAATCCTTTATATCGTGATATACCATCAGCTACTGACACAAATGAAGCTGATATTACTGTTTTGTTAATGACAAACTCAAACAATGTTGTTCGAACAATTAAATATGTAGATTGTGTTCCTACTTCTTTAAGTGGTTTAAATTTCTCAGCTACAGTTGGCGAACCAAGTCAAGTCACATTCCAAGCATCATTTAGGACTGAATATTTTATTATAACTTAACGTATATATACTTTATATTATGGAGAATTGAATTGTTAACACTTGAAAATATACTTGAAGAATGGCAGCAAGACTGTCAGTTAGATGAAAATAACTTAGATACCAGCTCAATCCAAATAGCTAAGTTTCATGCCAAATATCTTGAGATGCTGTCTATCACAAAACTTAAACTGAAAAAGACAGAATTAAATCAGAAAATATTGCTGAAAGAAAAATGGCTTTATTATAACGGTAAACTGACTGAAGATGAATTAAAAGAAAAAGGCTGGGAATATGATCCTTTTCGTGGTATGAAAATCATGAAAGGTGACATGAATCGCTATTATGATTCTGATATAGATATACAACAGAGCGAAGAAAAGGTGGTGTATTTTAAGACTATTGTAGAGACTCTTACTGAAATAGTCGATACTCTAAAATGGCGGCACCAAACAATTAGTAATATTATAAAATGGAAGATGTTTCAAGCTGGTGGATAGAATTTTATTACAGAAGAAAAATGAAGCAATGTTACTCATTGGATGCGATAATGGTATAGCAATGGAGCTTAGCGAATTCTTTTCGTTCTTTGTTCCAGGTTACAAATATATGCCTTTATTTCGTAACAAGGTGTGGGATGGTAAAGTAAGGTTATTTAATCCTGCAAGCTATGAGTTGCCAGTTGGTTTATTATCTTATGTAAGAGAATTTGCTGAAAAGCGTGACTATATAGTAGAATATGAAGACGGACCGTTTGGTCCACCTGAATCGTTTAATAAAATTGACGTCAAAGATATTATGAGCTTTATAGAATCACTTAAACTTCATAGCAAAGGAAAAGCAATTGGTGTAAGAGATTATCAGTTTAATGCTATATGTGAAAGCATTCGTAAGAAACGAGCAATCTTATTATCTCCTACAGGCTCAGGTAAATCGCTTATAATATATGTTTTGATGAGATGGTATATGGCTAACCATGAAGATAAGGTTTTAGTCATTGTTCCAACTACTTCTCTTGTTCAACAAATGTTATCAGACTTTGATGATTATTCATCTGAAGATGACAGCTTTTCAAAAGATGATTGCCATGCTATCTTTTCTGGTCAAGCTAAAATGAATATATCTGAAAACGTTTTTATTAGTACATGGCAATCAATATATAAATTACCCATGACATGGTTTAGTCAATTTGGTGTTATATTTGGTGATGAGGTTCACGGTTTTAAATCAAAATCTCTGTCCAATATTATGAATAAAGCTAAGACAACAGCATATCGTTTTGGTACTACAGGAACGCTTGATGGAACACAAACACATAAGTTAGTTCTTGAAGGTTTGTTCGGTAAAGTAATGAAGGTCACTACAACTAAGGCATTACAAGATAAAGAGACATTAGCAGCTCTTGATATTTTTATTTTAAGATTGGAACATGGCGAAGATGTAAGACAATTAATAAGCGGATCTACATATCAACAAGAAATAAATTTTATAATTGGAAATGAAAAACGTAATCATTTTATAAGAAACCTAGCTCTCGATCAAAAAGGTAATTCATTAGTCTTATTTCAGTTCGTCGAAAAACATGGTAAGATTTTGTATGAACTGATACAATCTAAAGCTGATATAAATAGAAAGGTATTCTTTGTTAGTGGTGCAACTGAAGCTACTGATAGAGAAGCTATAAGAAAAATAACGGAGAAACAAAAAGATGCGATTATCGTGGCTAGTCTCGGGACTTTTAGTACAGGCATTAACATACGTAATCTTCATAACATCATTTTTGCGAGCCCATCAAAGTCACAAATTAAAGTCCTCCAAAGTATTGGTAGAGGACTCAGAAAAAGCGACAATGGAGTAACTACTAAACTATATGACATATCAGATGACATACAGCACAAATCAAAGAAAAACTATACGCTGTTACATTCCGAAGAAAGAATCAAAATATATAAAAGAGAGCAATTTAATTTCAAAATATATAAAATAAAGGTTTAGAGTAATGATTGTAGATAACGTTAAACAGATTAAAATGGTAAATGGCGATGAAATTATTTGTGAAATTTTAGAAGAACTCGAAGATGATTTAGTTGTAAGATATTGTTTACTAATCGATAAATTTAGAACTACAAGCATTGAAGAAGAATATACTACTACATTATATGTACTTAAACCTTGGATGACATACATTGAACAAAAAGATGAAGTAATTACTATTAATGCTTATCATTGCATGGCACTGTCTAATCCACACATTGAATTACTAAAGCAATACGAATCTGCTCTATCGAAAATCATAGAAATGTCGAATGAAGAAATTAAAGAAAAAGAAAATACTTTGGACACTTTAGCAAAAATTCTTGATGAAGATGACAGCGAACTTAAAAATGTTGTGACTTTAACATTTGCAAAAGCACCAAAAGATAGAATGCATTAGCAGATACTACCTTCCCTTTAAAGAATACTCTTTATTATACCACATTTCTTGCGGTATGTAAACAGTTATTTTCAATATTTTAAAAAATAAATTTATGTACAAACAGCAAAAAATAGTTTATAATTATTAATATATTCTGTGGAGATACAAATATTATGCCTAAAAAAAATAAAAACGTACATTATGTAAATAATGCTGAATTTTCATTATCAGTAGTTAACTATGTAAAAACTGTTTCTGAAGCTAAAGAAAATAACGATGTTTTACCAATTGTTCCCGATGATATTGCTATATCTTTTTTAAAAATTGCTGAAAATCTTTCACATAAATCTAACTTTATACGATATACTTATCGTGAAGAAATGGTTATGGATGCAGTTGAAAATTGTCTAAAGGCCGTTGAAAATTATAATATTGATGCTAAAACTCGGTCAGGCAAACCTAACGCTTTTGCTTATTTTACGCAAATTATTTGGTTTGCTTTTCTTCGTAGAATCACAAAAGAAAAGAAGCAACAAGAGATCAAAGAAAAATATATGTTGCAATCTGGAGTTGAGGCGTTTATCACTTCTTCTGGTAGTGAAGAGTCAACACAGGTAGCTACCCATTTTGTTGATACATTGAAGGACAGAATTAATAAAGTTAAAGAGTATGATACTGAACTTAAAACTTATGCTAAAGCTAATAAACCACCAAAGAAAAGAGCTCGTATAGTTGACTCAGACTTACAGGATTTCTTAGAATGAGTAAGATACAAGAAAGAATTAAGCTTCATATGGATGCTATTCAAGCTATTATGGAGTCACCTGGACAAGATCATTTGATAGAAGGCAAAACTGATCTATTAAATCAAATGGCCAAAGTTAGTTTATTTGCTGTACATATGAACGACGAGGACAAAGATTACTATCAAGCAGTACAATTTGTACTTGAAGAAAAAGCTGATTGGAACATTAAAAAATGAAAATAGCGGTCTTGAATGATACTCATTGTGGTATTAGAAATAGCTCAGACATATTCTTAGATAATGCAAATACCTTTTATGATAAAATATTCTTTCCATATTGCAAAGAACATAATATTAAACAAATAATTCACTTAGGTGATTATTACGATCATCGCAAGTTTGTTAATTTTAAAGCTCTTAATTCGAATAGAAAACATTTTCTTAATCGATTAAGAGACCTTGGCATTGCTATGGATATTATGCCAGGCAATCATGATACCTATTATAAAAATACAAACGATCTAAATTCATTAAAAGAATTACTAGGTCACTTTATGAACGAAATTCATATTGTAATGAAGCCAACAGTAATGGAATACGATTCATTTAAATTTGCAATGTTACCTTGGATTACACCAGAAAATCATGATGAGTCGATGAACTTTATTAAAAATTGTAAGGCTGATTGGCTGGGCGGCCATTTAGAATTATCTGGTTTTAATTTAATGGCTGGTATTGTTAACCAACATGGTATGGATCATAATATTTTCAATCGATTTGAAAAAGTACTATCGGGTCATTTCCATACAAAATCACAACGAGATAACGTAATGTATCTTGGATCACAGATGGAATTCTTTTGGAATGACGCACACGATAACAAATATTTTCATGTTATCGATACTGAAACTCGAAACATTGAAGCTATTCGTAATCCTCATACTCTATATGAACGAATTATATATGATGATTCGAATTATAATTATTTAGATATGAAACTAGATCATTTAGATCATAAATTTGTAAAAATAGTTGTAAAAAATAAACAAGATCTATTTACATTTGATAAATTTGTTGATAGAATACAGAATAAGAAGATACATGAACTAAAAATTGCTGAAAACTTTGAAGAGTTTATTGGAGAAAATGTTGAAGATGAAGGTATATCACTTGAAGATACTTCAACATTGTTAGACAGTTATGTTGAATCTGTTGACACAGAATTAGATAAAGATAGAATTAAGATTGATATGAGAAAACTTTTAACAGAAGCACAGGCGCTTGAAGTAGTATGATAGTATTTAAAAATCTTAGATGGAAAAACTTTTTGTCGACTGGTAATAAGTGGACAGAGATAAACTTAAATAAAATATCTTCAACATTAATTGTTGGACATAATGGGTCTGGTAAATCTACTATGCTAGATGCGCTGTCTTTTGCGTTGTTTGGAAAACCTCATCGTAATATTAATAAGCCTCAATTAGTAAACTCTATTAATAATAAAGATTGTATTGTTGAAGTTAATTTTGTAATTGGTAAATTTGAATATAAAGTTGTACGAGGAATTAAACCTGGAATATTTGAAATTTGGCGTAATGGTGAATTATTAAATCAATCATCACATTCTAAAGAATATCAAAAAATACTTGAACAAAATCTTCTTAAATTGAATCATAAATCATTTCATCAAATTGTTGTTCTTGGTAGTAGTTCATTTATTCCATTCATGCAGTTACCAGCTCAACACCGAAGAGATGTGATTGAAGATTTACTTGATATCAATATATTCTCAAAAATGAATATTCTTATTAAAGAAAAAAATGCTATATTAAAAGAAAATCTTAAAGAATTAAATTATAAATTGGACATTGTAAAAAATAAAATAGAGTCTCAAAAGAAATATATTAGAGATATAACTCAAATTAATACGGATGAGATAAATGATAAAGAAGAAAAAATTAAAGAAGTACAGGAAATCATCACGAAATTACAATTATCTAATTCCGAACTTAGCACTTTTATTCAAAAAAACGCCGAAATCTGCGCAGACGCAATTAGTACAGCCAATAATAAAAAACAGATCGTATTGTCAGATAAGGCT